ACCGGCGGTAAACTGATTGTTTACTCCTAGAATCACGTCTGTAAAGACTACAGAGTCTGCGGTGGTCTTGATGGAAACCCGGGATCCAAAAGTGTGTAAAGTCGCCGCTTGAGCAGCGTCCTCTGTAACCACCAGAGAAGCAGGAAACTCGTCTGGACTATTGCTTTTGAAGCTACCGATCCTACCTGCTATCATACCGAAGTAGTCGTCTATCGTTGCACTTATGCAATTGTCTTCTATTCGTAGAGAACTCTCGTTTGCATATGTAGACTTCGGTGGTTTGATATTCTCCACAGGAGTTTTCACTACCGCACCGGCTTGCGTGTTGGATTGTTTGAACCCTTTTATATAGAGTCGTATCACATACTTAGAAGTATACGCTGTTCCATCCACTGAGAACTTAATAGTATTCATCCCGTCAGGATTGTTCAGCTTCTTGAGGAGAGCGGTAAGAGAACCGGTGACCTTCCCGTCCAACACAGAAAGATCAAACGGTTGCTTGGCAGAAACTGTTCCGCCGGCGCTATTGCGTATGGCGTTGAGGATCTCAACAGATGCCAGCTCGGTATTCACCAGATACGAAACCGTACTCGAGAGGTCGTCTGTTATTGTTGCCCCCATCATTCTGGAGACTTTCGTTCTTAGAAGACTCCCCACATACCCGACAAGAGAAGAGGGATCCGTAAACGAAAGCAGATCCAGATTCTGATCGATAGAGAACTTCTCCATTAGATCTGTCGGTAAGAGCGGAGTGTTCCCTGTAGGGACATCTGTCATAAGCAAGCTACTGAGGGCAGATCTTACGTAATCCATAGAGGTGCCGGTGGATGGGCCGGAGGGCAAGTTCGATTCCAGTCTCGATATAGAAGAAGAGAGAACCTGGAGCATAGCCAGGATCGCCGCTTTGAGATCAGCGGGGAGGGTTACTTCTTCTAGTAATGATATCGCTCGGGTAGCCGCTTTGGCCACGTTAGTTGGATAATAGAGTTTGAACTTCTGAGGTAGAACATCTCCTGGTTCAAAAGCTGTACTAGCCAGACCGACAAAAGACTGACAGATCATAGACTTGATCATGTCGTCGTATATGATCTTCAGGAAATACATTGCAGCCAAGAGCGGGGAACCGTGGGTCTGGCCGGGAGGTAGAAACTCTGCGAGGAATATATCGGGAAGCTTTCCGGAAGTATTGTCTGCTTCACCGTCACCCGTAAAGAAGCCCGAGATAGACAGCTCTTCAAATGCCGTACCCAGCAGAACATTGGAGTCCGCTGGGATACGTTCCGCAAAGACTTCCTGTAGTTTCTGATTCGTCTCTGGCCAAGATGGAGAATACGTTCCGTAATTCTGAGACGAATACTTCCGATAGAGTTCGCTAGCCGGCACTACATCGATCTCTATGTTCACGTTATTTACCTGGAGACTGTTTCTATAAGAGGCTACAGGTATTACGGGTGCGATGTCGTCGAGGTATGGGATACCGCTGGAGTCAGAAGTTCTGTGAGCGCCCTTGATCGATGAGTCCGGAATGATAAGTTGTACACCGATCACCGGCTCCGGAGGAGCCACCGAGTATTCCACAACAAGAGTCTTAGCCACATCGGCAGAGAGGTCCTTGCTCCAATACAGCCGGCCGTTAGATTCTACAAACACCCCCAGACTTTTACCCTGGATTCCCTCGGCCATGTAGTCTTTGAGAGCGGAGGTAATCGGGTTAGCCTGTTGCCCGTCTATGGTCAGAACATCATCACCATCAATCAGACTGTAGTTATCCCAGCCGATTCTATCTACTATTTCCTGACCGGTAGTGCCGGAGAAGTAGTCCATTGCTTCTGCAGAGTGCGGCAAGCCGTAGATCTGTCCGCGGTGTCGGGTGTAGATGATCGAACCTTCTTCAATTACAAACCCACCGGACTCTGTTTCAGATAGCGAGTTGTAATCTTCTACCGGATAGGAATCCACCAGAGCCGGCGAGGTCTGGAGGAATCTAGCTAGAATCTTCGCTCTGGTCTCATCGTTTATAAAGTCCAAGCCATCAAAGAACCCCAGATTGCTATTACCCAGCTTACCCAGAACAAGGTCTTTACTGAACCCGCGATACTCGGCGGCCAGAAGCTGCTGAGTCAGGACATCTGTACCACTCTGCTTCAAAGCCCCTCCGGCTTTACTAAAGAACTTCTCTTTGTAATCGGCCCAGATATGTTTGAGTCGCTGAATCAGAAGAGCGTTGGGGAATATGAGCGGCAGAGTGTTCGGAGTAATGAGTTGATACTGCCCGAAGACCTGGTGCGTCGAAGAGAACAAACCGTTTCGTAGAAAATACTGACCCTTTGCTCTGCCGTTATCCGCTGAGTTGTAAGTAGTTTCCATCTGGAGTAGAAAGTATCGGAGGTTCTCTTGGCTTGCATAGATAGCTGTGGCGGTGGATAGATCTATACCGCCCCACATGGTTTCAGTCCCGGTGATGTTTGCACAGGCTAGCAGGTCTACAAGCGCACTGGCTGCTTTCCGATTGGCGATCAGGTAATCGATCAGAGGGTAATCCTTGAAAGGATTTATCATGGAACCTTCGAGGCCTGCATATGCGTCTCCACTCGAGGTAGCCACAGTCTCATTCTGCACCGGTGAGCGCGTATTGCTTTCTGAATGCGGAGTAAACAGATGCGAGCTATCGACTTTCTTAAACAGGAGAGCAGTGGGTTTAGAACCGCTTCTGGTGGTCTTGGAGTTGAGCTCCACCTGAGCAAAGAACAGATCCTGCCCGAGTTCCTTATGGAACAGCATGTCCTCTACTGGTTCTGAGGGGTCTGGAACGAACATTCGATCGAGAAGGAACGAAGAGAGAAAGGGAAGATAGAGGTAAACTCGAGAGGGCTGTTGCTTCTTCTTCTTGAAGAGTATGTCTTTCAGACCGTTCTGGTCGTTGCCTATTAAATCAGAGAAGCTCACTGTTCCTCCGAGGTTATGTAATTGAATATCGAAAAGACCCTTTCGTACCGCATGAGATAATCAATACGTTCTGCATCTGTGTCCGGAGTTCTCGGGCTGAAATTCACTCGGCGAACTGTAAGATCTCTGGCACCCAGAGCCTTGCAATAGTTCGAGCAGAAGTCGGGATCGAATAGAATACTTGGATCATCGGTCAGTGTGCCGTCATCGATTGCATCCAGTGGGGCCTGAAAGTCTGTGGCCTGTACGTTGTTTGCATAATGAGGCGTAAAGAATACCACGAATCGTTTTGAGCCAGCTGGAGGGAGGTTCAGACAGCCAGTATAAAACATGCGAGCGAAGTAAGTGGCCAGATAACCGGCGAAGACCGCGACGAAAACTGGGTGCGGGTTTCTGGCGATGGCGTCTATGAAATCCTGTGGATGAAATATCAGAGCGCGGCCCACATACATGATCGGCACGAACTTCCCATCGGGACGATACTTCAGAACGTGTCGACCGCCAAAGTAAAAAGCTGAGGCCGTGGAGATATCCTCCAGGAACTGGGTTTTGAAGTCCAGTTCCTGCTGGAGTGTAATAATCGAGCCGGACACCGGAGGATAGATGATCGGAGATGCAGACGTGGGAGGCTGATACGGATCAGCCGGTGCTGCGAAAGGGCTTTCGCCTCTCTTGTCTGTAATCGCTCCGTAGTATAGATCAGATTTATCAAAAAGATATTCTCCAACATACTGGCCTGCATTGGGCCATGTGTCCTGAAAGAACACAGTTTTGTTAAACAGCTTGGGCATTCAAGTTACTCAGGCATTCGCTTCCGCAAGGAAGTCAAGACTAACTAGAAAAGGTATCTTGGTTATGTCAGTCGGAGACTGAGGAGGGATAGTTACCTTTGCGTTTCTGTTCACCACGTTCACATCTGCAAACGGATTGGCATTAAAGTCGTTTGGAGACTGCAGTGATCCGTCTGGATTCCGATGAGAGATTCCTGGTAGCGGTTTGATGTTCCCAAGAGAAGACCCGGACAGGGAGCGCATCTTATTTGATGCAAGAATGAATTCAGGCTTAGCGGTCTTCGCTAGATTCTGTGCTTCGATTCCCATTAAAGAACACAATACAACTACCAAAGCGCGGGCTCTGCGATTCGCAAGATCGATATCGTATTGATAAGTAGTCTGGCCTGCACTCACGAAACCAGGAATCGCGTCGACCCCGCCCTGTACTCGAAAGCTAGAACCTGCAACGTTCGCATAAGAAATCATAGTCTCTTTTGGGAGAACTGATAGAGATTGAAGATATTTACTGAACGTGGCAACAAGTGCGATGAGACTCTGAACCTGATCACCAGCGGGGGCATAGGGGTAAAGAAACTGTCGAAAGGTGGCGATCTTATCGGGGGCCGCTTCCAGAAAAGCCAGCTGTGTGGGATTGGGTACGTCGGAGAGATAATAGACAATGACTGAAGTGCCATTCAGATTAGATGGTGTGGGTTTCTCTTTCAGTTTTACCACATTGCTTCCATCTGAAACTGCCAAGGCTAGTCCGATACCGCTTCCATCGCTACACGCGGTGGGAACTTCCTGATAGCTCTGGATGGCTCCCGCCTCTAGAAGTTTAGCGATAAGAGCATTCTTCATAATGGAGATGCCCTCGTAAAGTTTGTCTTTGAACGGAGACGCTGGAGCAAAGAACTCCCGGTTATGGTTTGAAGTAACCGCAGGGAACGGGTTCATCTTCTCACTGAAGTATGTTGTGCCGTTCCCTCTAAAAACACTTACGATGGCGCGGCGATCTGCGGCCGAGACTGTTGAGATATCCGGAGCGGGATCTCCCAGTGCAGCGTTGGCCATGTCTACGAGACTGGCCAGAGAGGTATCCCCGAGCGCATCTACGATAGAGGCTACCAGAGCCTCTGACGGGGTAACCTCTGGATCCGCCATCCCTGTTATTTACCGGGCAGGAAGTAGGTGATCACACACTGGTTAGGAAGGTTCGTAATCTTTTCACAAATCAAAGGATTGAACCATGTCTTCAGATACTGCACTTGATGGCCGTTCGGATCACGGTATTGAGTTCTGGCATCGCCGTAGGGATCCTCGAGGATCCAAGCATCAAAGGTTTCTCCTACGATAAGCACAACGTGTCCCTGGTCGGTAAGCTTTGTGCTAACGACGACCGGAGAGCCTGACTTCAGAGCAGCGCTGATCTCCTCAGTGGTTCCATAGTTGATCCGACCTCCGCCGAGTGGTTCCCCAGCGCGGCAGACCATCTGCCCTTTTACACCTGCGGCTGCCAGACGCTGCGCGCACGCATCGCGATGTACATAGAACCAGGCACCTGTTCTACCCTTGATCCAAGGATACTTCTTCTCAGCCTCTTCTGCAATCCCGGGCTTACCGACAAGGGCTTCGGTATCATCCACGTACGCAGTTTCGTATTCTTTCGTACGAGCTATGGATATCCAGTTGGATAGGAACATGATGAAAGAAGTGTAGGCACACTGTGCCCAGTACGGGAGGACCCCGCCCCAGTTGTCATTATCACGCTGACTGTTATATACAATCTGGATTAACGTAGCTACTTCTTTCATGGTTACCTCATCCGGGGAGATCTACTCCTGATAGTCGTCTTCTCATACCGCGCAACTATTTTACTGATGTAGTCCATGTCGTAGTAGTTACTCGACGGGCCACTGTTGTAGTTCTTCAGCGCTGTAACTACATTACCGTTGGCAAGTCGCAAACAGTACCCGAGGTAGCGAACGCCCCAATTGATATTAGTAGCCGGATCATAGAGCTCCCGGGTAGGGCCTTCGTAGTTGCTGGCCAGTACCTGCATAAGGCCGATTGCCCGCGTACAGAAAACCACACCTTTTGCGTTTGGAATACAGACAGTGGGGCCGTCTACGCCCGCGCGACCGCTGGACTCCTGCTCCACCAGAGACACCACGAGCTCCACCGGGACTCCGTACTCCTGACCCTTGAGCCGCATCTGGCCGTATAGATCCACCGTAAGCCATGGGTAGTAAGACTGCAAATACCTATGGCTCCCCTGTGGAATCGGAGCGGTCACCGATATTCGATCAGCGGCGTCCAGAATACCCCAGGGTTTGCGGACAAACAGGAGTAACAATAGCACAAGAGCCACGCCTCCAAAATGGATTATCTCACGCAGGATCTGATGTAGATAGGTCTGCTGTTTCATTTTGACTTTCCTCGAATGGTGGTAAATTGTAAGAGATTACGACAGATGTTTGATCGTCGTCACGATCCCGATTGGCTGCACCGTCTGTGAGAACCACGAGGTTATCGCCGGGATTCAGTTTAATCGTATGACTGGGGGGCACTATGTACCCGGGGTCTTTGCCCAGAAACCGCCCATTGCACTCCACCTTTTCCTCTTCTCCAGTAGCCATACGGACAATGCATATCTTATCCAGCAGACCATTATATACCACTGTGCCGTCCGGCCGGAGTCGAAGACAGATAGCCAGCGTCTCACCTCCGTTCTCTTTATCGATATCGAGCAGAGCTGCATTGATCCCCTCAATCACCCGCCTCGGGTTCCGGGTGCGGAGCACGGAGAGGACGTTCATACAGAGAGAAGCTCCCGGGGTAACGTTGAGCCCGTGAGACACCACGTCTCCCACCAGCACTATCATATCATCCCCGACAGCCTTACAGCGCACGTAGTCAGCCCCGATGTATTTGTCCGGGAAGCGCGTGAGCGAAAGTATGCTGTAATGGCCGTGCGTTATATAGCCATCTGGCTTGATCATATTCTGGTAAGCGCCCGCTATAACCTTGGGGATCCAGATGTTCCGGATATCGGAATCAAGGGCTTCCAGTTCTTTCGTCTTACGACTCAGAACCCAACCGATCATCATATAGTGGATCACCATATGAATGAATGCCCACTTGTTAACGTAGACCATTACACTGGTCTTACCATAGACGCCCACGAACCGATCATCAAATGCAACGTAGGCAGAGGCCCATGACATCATACAAACCAATACAGTAGCGTATTTCACATGTCGACTGGTGCCAATAAGAGCCACGAACATTAGTTGCACTACGAACACTAGCTTCTGGAGTCCGAAGAAGATTGCTTCATTCCTTGAGGGTACTAGCCATTGCGTGAGCCAGAATAAGAAAGTCGTCTGTATTGTTGGGAGCGCATAACCGATAACATTCAAGTTGCGCATAACAAGGCTTATGTTGTAGCGCCCATAGATCGCGAGCCCGATAAACCCGATCATCATCGCGTAAACGTATTTGTAAGACCACAGAGGATAGTTCGTGGATATTGCAGCTGTAGTTGTGATGCCGGTGAATAACAGTCCGAAGACGATATTCAGATTGAGAACGAAGCTGAGATTGTTACGTGTGGTGGAGCTGAGAGCCGAATTGACCTGGGATTCGAGTGGCGACAATCTTCATACCCCTACAGTTAAATCGTTCTACTGAAAGATCCCACCCACTGGACAGGATGGTGAGAAATCCTTTTCCCCCGTACTCTGCCGGTGAGCTTTCTTCTATCTTGCCCCGCTCTCCATTTCTGAGCATATGTCTTGCTTTATAAATTAAAGCCATCACGTGATCATAGACACTCGGATCTGGAATCTCTTGATCCGTTTCGATTACATCGTCGGTAACCGATAGATGTCCAGGACACCCGGAGGCTACCATATTCTCAACGAGCTCCTGGGCTATAAATCGTTGCTCGATATATACATGGGTCTCAAGCATTTCCATCTGGAGACGTACAACGTCCTGCGCGTCATGGATTTCAAAAACAGTCGCTATCTCATTTTGTTTGGATGTGGATGTTTTCATAATTCTCGAAGACGTTCAGTAAGACCATCTGATCCGAGAGTGCAATGATGTTCAGAGAGCCAAACTGCTTAGCCTTGTCCTCCAATAGTGATACGAGCGGGGACGTAATGTTGCAGCGGAGTTCCACAGTGTTGCCTGCAGTCCAGAGCCGATCCAGAACTCCATAAAGCGGGATGTGGCTTTTGTTCCAGAGGTTACCGTAGATAACCACATGAGGCTCGGGGATCTTGAAACCGATCTTCTCTGTCCCGACCATAGTATAGGCGGAGTACTCGTCGGAGACCAGTGCTAGTTCAGTTTGCTGGTCTCCGTTTTGTACTACTTGAGACCCTGAAGACGCTACCTGAGACGGAGCAGCCGCCTGTGGAGTCATCCGGCCCGTCAGTATCCGATTACCGTTCAGGGGGTTTGAAAGACCGTATTGGAGAATCAGATAACCCGCAACAGACCCGATCAGGATGATCAGGAACATGAGCGGTATAAAGGTACCCCAGAAGCCCAGCTGGTGAAACATCTCAGCAAACATACGTAAACATAATGTTCCTTGAGATGTTTCAGGTACCGATAGGCGACTACGCCTGCCCTAGAACCCGGGCGTTGTTGCCGGTGGTGGCGGTAGTAACCGTAGCGCCGACCTGAGAAGAATCGGTAAGGCTGGTCACCCCGCCGTAGATCGATTCCTTCTGCTGACCGTTGTTGAGGCTGTACCAGGGCAGACGCGTAATGGCGATATAGGTCATTTGTTGTTCGTTGGTGATGTCATCCATGGAGATACCACCACCTTCGTTGATCACCTCTACCCCGAGCACACCGGCTGCGGAAGCGTGGCCGTATTCGTTCTGAGCGATGAGCGTGATATCGAAAGGCATGACCTGGTCGGCAAACTGCGCGCTGCGCTTTACTGTCCGCGCACCGACGAAGCCACCTGCAGAGGTCTGGCCTGCCTGGAGCGCTACAGGGTTTGCACCCTGATTCACCACTGCCGGCGGAGGCGTGAGCGGCTGTCCCGTAACTGGATCCAGATTCCCCTGATCTACAGAGAAGTTCTGACCGTTCGCTCCGAGTCCTGCTAGCTGGCCATTCTGGCCTACGTTCGCGTTCGCGCCCTGGAAGTTCTGGTAGTATAGCCCGATCGCCATGGAAGCGTTAATCGGGTTCGTCAGCCAGTTGATCTCGTCTGCGTGAGCGAAGTACTTGTGATCGTCCGAGAGGAACAACCCGTAAAACGCATCTCGATCGAAGAGCGTGAACATCATCGAACCGGCCGTACCGCGCTTACCGCGAGAGATCGACCTAGGGTTCGCGCTACCGAAAGTATAGACGGGCGCCTTCTCTCTGGTGACAGAGATCGCTATCCCCGTCATAGTAGCCAGGGAGATATTGTCAAAGATCGCCGTGATATCCACCCCCGAATAGGTGGTATATGTTTTGGTAAATATTGATCCGAGTCCCATCTTCTGTATCCTCTCCTCTTACACCAGTGAGATCCGGGTTTCTACATCCACCCTGCGGATCTCTCTCGATGTAACCATTTGAAGGCCAAGCTTCGTTCTACCCGTGATGGAACCGTCAGGCACATCCAGAACATTGATTTGAATGTCTGCGAATACCTTGGGCACCAGATACGCCACGTTCTTCTGGCATTTGTTCTTCATAGCCAGAATGTTCTCCTGGCTACGCGACAGACCGATGAAGCGTGCAGAAGTGATCCGAACAATGTTGATCGCGGCATAGACCGCATCCAGTACGAACTGACGATCGTAGTTAGAGCCGTTCTGCGCAAGCGTCGGAGCATCCTCTACGATCTTGTTCCCTGCTGGATCCACATTGAAGAATGTGTACTTCATTGCGTTGAGGTTACCGATGACCTCGGCACTCATGATCTTCACGCCGAGGTCCAGAACCACAGGCGGCAGAAGCGCATAGACGTGCGACTGTTCGATCGGGAGTTCCTGACGCATTCCAGTATAGATTGCAGCGGGGTAGCCCACATACTGCTGACCACCGAGAACCTGACTGATAGCCACGATCGGGGCACCGATAGGGACGCTCAGACGAAATGAGTCCGGACCGGCGGCAGCGTTCATCATATTCGCCGGGCGCCCTACTTCGTTAGCCTTGGAGGTTACAGCGCGCTCCAGCCAAGCGTTGATATTCGTAGGTGTGTAGTCCGCCGGTGGGCGAATCGACACAGCCATCGTGCACTCTTTCGTCAGATAGGATCTGCGTTTCAGAGCAGGCACAAGCACCTCGGCCCAGTTCACAGGGACTACAGCAGCTAAGCCAGTCTCGTCATCGTAACCGTCGACGGTATCGTCGAGGTACACACCGTTCACCAGGATCTGGCGGAACGGATAGATCTCAATAAGGCTGAACGCGTCAGAGACGAGCTGCTTGTAGCGGAGTTTCCCTACACGGCGCCCGTCATCTCCCCCGCTGAATCCAGACTTCTGAATTACCTGGGTAGAGCTGTCCGGTAGTGTAAGCACCGCGCCGGCCGAAGCAGGGAGCTCTGGCAGATACGTATAGGTCACAAGGACCGTATCATCTTCAGCAGGCCTTGTTAGAGGATTGATGAAGTAGATTACGATGTTTTCGCTATCTGTTACATCGATGTCCGAGGTAGCAAAAACCTTTCTCGTGGCGTAGATCACATCAACTGCAAGACTCAGAGAAGAGCCGAATACGATCTCGTTACCTTTGGCAAAGTAGCTGAACTCGTTGCCGGCTTCGAGCTGGGATTTCAGGTTAGCTTCTTTGAAGAAGGCCTGAAACTTGTACGAAGCTAGGAACGTATCACCGAGTGCGAAGGCAGTGTCCCCGTAGTTCGCCAGATTGATCGAAATCAATCCAGCAGAATCCACAGTATAAACCGGTAGAGAATCGAAGATCTTCGGGATCGTAATACGAGCGCCGTTGCTCTTCACCAGCACAAGAGTGAAGTTTGCAAAGTTCTCACTACTCTCATCGGTCGACCAGACATAGTCAATGTCGCCATCCCATTTGGAGTTAGACTTTCCGAGGAAGAGGGTCGTACTGTAGGTCTGTCCGCCGACTCGAGTGCCATCCACCGAAAGAACTTTCTCATCGTTGAGTCTGCGCACAAAGGTAGTGATCGTTCTTGTCAGACCGGCTGGATCTTTTGTAGGAACATTGCTCAGGAAGTAAGAAGTAACACCGAACGGAATCGAATCGGACGCGTCGTCCTGCTCGATTGCGATCTCTTCAAGGTTCTCGAGATTATCTCCGTATGTGTCGGTGCCACCATCAATGCTGATATAGTGGCCGCCGTTGGAATCTACCTGTACGGCAACTTCCAGATCCACTTTCCGCAGCGTTGCATAGCGAGTGATATACCACTTGTTCCAATCTGGATCAGCGTTGAACGCTCTAGCTATATCACGCACATTGTAAAGAGACCCGGGCTGTCTGCGGAAAGGATCCAGAGCAAAGCTCTTACGCACCCCATCAGGTGTGACAAAGGTGATGGCCTGTGGTACGCCGTCTTCATCCGTAACCAGAACTTCGCCGTCATTGGCGGCTTCGCCCTCTACAAGCGCTTCATGGATGAGAGAGAAGATGAGCTTATCGTTGGTTACGTCTTTGCTATAGGCAAAGTCACCTGAACCGAAGGTGCCATAACCGGTACCCGCAAGGCCCTGGGACTCGTACTGTGCCAGGGTAGCTTTGACAGCATCGCCCAGTCGGAGAAGGAAAGCGTCTGCACCGTTGCCGGTAGAGCGAGAAACCTCGTAGTACGCGCGCGGCAGGTTGGTGTCAAAGGAAGGATCCGAAGGCACATCCCCGAAGGCACTCTGGACCTGAAGGTCATCCCGGGCTGCCACAAGTTGATTGATAAGACCGGTACGGGCTGTGCCCATAATCAATGTAGAGTCAGCAGTTGGAGAACTCTGGAATTGCTGATTGATCTGGTCGATGATAATCGACCGGGTTCCATTAAAGCTGTCGATGCCTGCCATGTGTTACCTCAGTGCGCCTCAGGTTTCGGAAAGTAGTTGGAACTCATCCCAGTTGTAATCGAGACTTGTGAGTTCCACTTCTCCCGGCCGATAATAGTATTCTTCATGCCGGAAATAGACAGACAGTACTCGTCGGTGCATCTTACTCGCATTGTCTATATCCGGGCGTCGCGGGCTGCCCATAGGGATCGCTCGCTGAAGACCAAACTCAAGAAAGAGCTTAGCGTTGGTATAGCAGATGTACTCAAAGCATTTATAGAGGAAATTAGCTGTGGCACCATCGCGGCCGAAACAGTTGAACTCGTACATATACTCGTTCGTCTTGGCCAGCACGTAGGTATACTCCAGAAGACCGTTGCTGTTGGTCTTCGCGATCTGGAATCGGAAGCGAGGCTTTAGCTCCTTCGTACCACTGAAGATCTTCCGCGCAAACCCGGCATTCTCTGCTCGCACTGGAGTGAAGCGTATCGATTCTCTAAAGCTGGTGGTAGGACTATCGGTGGTTTTGACATCGAGGTTCTGGATGTTCGTATCCGGGTTCTCCGGGCCTAGATCCGGAGTCTCCTTCAGGATAGCGTTGTTCTTGAGTTGTGGTAGCCAGCCGACTTTGAAGTCGTCAGGAATCAACGTATGCCAGGTGTCCTGTATAACCTTACAGATCTCCGGCATTACAAGTTCAATGGCGCGCCCGTAACCCAGCCGACTACCGGTGACTCCGGCTAGTCTGGCTACGGTCTCCTCAGGAGTTTCGTTATCGTCCTGGATAAATGTGGTATTGAATACATCGCCATGCATCTATTTGTTCGCTGCGATATCCACATGGAGTATCCAGGCCTCCGCCCTACCAAAGTCCCCGCGACTCTTCAAAGTATCCAGGATCTCATATCGCTCTCGAAACTGGATGGGAGGTTTCGGTTTCGCTCGGGTATTCCCTCCTTCGATCTCAAAGAGAAAGTCTGAGATCTGCGGACGTATGGCCGGGCGTTCAGTCGTATGCGCTATGAAGTGTTGCACAATAGCAAGGTAGCCGGCCTTGGGCACCACACCCTGAGCGTTCGTAAAGTCAGCTACCAGCCCGAACTCGCCGCCGATCGGGCGCACCAGAGCGTGTACCAGATACTGCTTGTACTTGAACTTCTCTCCCCCGATGGCTTCGTCGTTTGTAGGCGACCACTGTGGGGTAAGCTTGCCTTTAATCATCCGCCTATAGATCATCCACTCCCCTTCTCCGAGCTTAAAGAAGTCGCCTTTGAGATACGCGCGCACGTTCTCGCGCATGTCGGGCCACATCGCGTTACCCATAGAATGGATCGTCCCATACCACTACGAACCCGCGAGGGTCCGAATAGAAGGAGTCTTCCCGGTCGGGGACCCACGTCCGCGGATCGCGGTGAGCCAGGTCTCCGTAGCCCCGCACCAGGTTCCCGCGCTTGTGTCCGGGGTAGTACATGCTCCGCACGGATTTGACCCCGATGTCGCCGGCCACCACACTCCAAGGAAGGTTCAACCGCTTCTCGGCTAAGTGGATGCAGCTCAGAAGGCCGCCGATCTCTCCATCCGGGCGGTTGCGCGTGGTATACGAAACCGACTGACCGAGTACGGAGCGCTGCGTAACAATCTTGAGGAAGTCAAAGGGGCCAGTGAGTAAATCGTATGCGGTTCGGCAGGAAACGTATCTGGAAACCCAGAACATCTGCGGGCTATTGTAGTCCAGCTTGTAGCTTAGCTTCTGCACCAGCTCGTAAGATACGCAGTGGATCTTCTTATAGAGGTCGTAGTCTGTGATGTAATCGATGTCCGAGATGTCCAGCACCGAACTCATCAGGGTCTTTACCATATCCGGAGTGGCAAACATGGGCGAGAGCGGACCGCAGAAGCGCACCACGGTTTCAGCGTTGCGCACCTTACCGTCAGTGGCAAAAGACAACGAAGCCTGTGGCACTTTCAGTATGTATTCGAAGTTTGTAGTCTTCCAAGTCCCGTCATTCAAGACCCCGGTCTCTCCCAGAGCAAAGCTCAACAGGTTACTCTGGAGCGCGGGGCTGCCCATTGCGATCGAACGATCCTGATTCAAGCCAAAGACGTCAGGGTCGTACGGCAGCTGGGTCTTCATAATAGAAGACTGGTCGGCATACCGGCTCCGGATGTCCTCGTTCCAGTACGACAGGAACTGGGCCAGATCCTTCACCCCGACCGCGCCGTTGGCCGGGTTGCTGAATTCCATGTACAGCTGCGCCAGCTGAGAACCGTCCTCGTAATAGAAGTCTGGGATCCCACTCTCGCCTTCCAGGAGGTTGTTCACATCCCTGAAGGATACATCGGTATCGGCTGTAACCGGTGGCGTAGGCTCCGCAGTAGGCGATGGGAAGGTCACGACGCTGTCAGTGATGTCTATCAACAGCTGATTGTTCGGCGCCACACCTGTGGTGAACTGGATCACGGCATTGGAGGCCAGTGTTTCGTTTGCGAGGTTCTTTACCCCGTGGGTACCCCCGACTACGATTAGAAGATATTTTGAAGACGGATCCAGAACCTGCATCGGGAGCAGATAGACGGCCAGATTGTTTCCAGCCTCGAGGCCCGCGCGCACACCCACCTTTACACTGTCAGCGGCCCGAAAGAGTTGAAAGTAAGTTCCAACATTCAGGTCACTGATATAAGCAGCGCCTACCTGAGTATTGAAGAGGAGTTTGAAGTAGGCGTTGAGGGGCACATCAACGGCCGCGCTGGCTGGATCGGAGGATTGAAACGTAAGAGCCATGCTGACAGAATGCTATCTGTCAGACGGCTAACTGTACCCCTTTGAGGCTTAGCGTTCTACGGCCGGCAGGTCGCGACCAATGAGTTCGAGATATTCCGGGCGGGCACGTTCCGCCTTCTCCACCTTGTAAAGGAGCGCCAGATCGTTAGGCTTCAGAGTCTTAACCATCTCAGCAAGCTCAGAGAGCCCGCTGTCTAGAATCAAACGCATCATCTTGTTGTCTCGATCGAGTTGCTCATCCAGATCCGAGTCTGCCTGTTGTAGCTGGTTGTTCTTAGTCTTCTTGCCTTTAGCTGGTACCGACTCTTTCGGCTCTTCGTCCAGGAGTTCCAGGACCCCGGTAGTGAGCCCCATGTTAATTTCGCGGATCTGCGCTTTAGTCGGAGCGCTCTTCTTTTCCAGTTTGATCCAAGTGATATTGTCAAAGCGGGAAAGACGGATAAGGCCATCCGAGGTAGCCCAGACCACCTGGTTTCTACCGAGACCAATGATGAAGCTATCCTTGAGTGTTTTCACAGGCTCGTCGTCTGCTGCGCCAAGGCACTTCGCATAGGCGGCCTCAAGAGCCTTCTTGTCTTTCACAGTAATGCGTTTGGCTTTCAGGCCATGCAGGAGGAAAGTCATAGGAGCCGCGTCGTCTTCTTTTAGAGAAAGCTGCTGGGATAATACCGGAGGTTCAGCCAGAGCATTTAGAAAGACCACGCCGGGTATTTCAAAGGTAGGGGATTGTTTCTCGTTAAGAGTGACTTCGACATTGAGCATGGCGTATAAATAAGAAACCCCTTCCAGCCAGTCAAGCCAGAAGGGGTTTCAACGAGGATCAGTGTGACAATCTTTAGAAGGTCACCAGACTCGAACTGATCGTAGAACTTGTGTCGTACGGATTCAGCTGGCGCTGGTTCACGTTCTCGAACACATAGTTGCGATCGATTACCACGTTTCTGATCACTGCTACACCACGACCCTGGTAAACAGGGAACATACCGAAGCGGCGCTTGAACTTGATGAATCGGACTTCGCGTTCCTGATCAGACCATTCGTCAGTCGTCGGGCCCTCTCCTTGAAGGATGATTCCCGTTCTCTGTGGGTCGATGAAATACAGGTTGGAGATGTATTTCTTGGACACTGCGTCTTGCTTCCATGGTACGTAAGGAGTTACGATCACACGGAGTCCACCTGGCCATGCTGCGTTACCAGGAGGAATGTTGAACGTAGCCCAGTAGGGAGTCAGCGTTTTGGAAGCCGGAGAGATCCCGATCTTTCCATAGAACGGATCCACAGCACCGTTAGGAGAGTATATCTGCTGGGTTGCGTTCTGTCCACCAAGGCCGGACATTCTGTAACCGAACATTTCACCGAACGGAGACTCGAAGCCCTGAGCCATCTTGCCGCCCATACGAGCACTGTTGAGTGCGCTGGTAACCTGATTACCGACTACCATGATCTCACGGAGTTCAGGATCCACTGCCCACATCTGCCATGCAAAAGGGTGCATGAGCAGAACAGAGTAGTTCATCCCGCGAGTGTTCCCGTAAGCCCAGGCGGTCATCATGTCGTTGAGAGTGATAGAACCGTTGAAGTTCCCATCGATCCCGCGACCGCTGGTGATCTTCTGTTCAATCCCGGCACTAGGGATGGCGTTGTTAAAGATGGTAGTGCCCATCTTGTTTAGAAGGTTCATAGCCATGGCTTCTTCATGAAGCACAAAGCCATCCATAACCTGACGCATCAGGAAGCCCAGGATACCCCAGTTATCGGACTCGTAGAGTTCGTCTTCGATTGCGAGCTTCGCACCGTACTTCTTGATGTCGAGAGCCATACGGAAGGCTTTATCGACAACAGAAGGACCCACTTCTGGGTACGGTTCGTTGCGACCGATCTCTTTGATGTTGATCGGGCCGAAGGACCGGATGTTCACCTGATCGCGCTGGCCGGTATAAGGCACAGACGTGAACACTTCACGGGACACGAGAATCTGAGGCATGATGTAGTTCCTCATCATGACTTCGATAGCCGGCCCAAAGGTGAACGGGAAGTCCTTGGCGGACAGGTAATCTCGGAAGGCGTCTTTGATCGTAGGCACTTTCATCCCGATCGGCTTGCGGCCTTCCAGGAGATCCACGAAGGTATTTACCGCGGCTGCGTCAGCCTGGGCCATACCGAAGACGACCTCACTTTCCTTCTGACGATCTCCGCCTGCTGCGCCCATTTCTGAGGCGAACGTACCGGAGTCGGGTTTGGATGGGTCGATCTTCCGACTCAGTGCGTCCTCGAATAGCTCCGAGTAGGCATCTGTCTGAAGAAGTTCTGCTGCTGTTAACATCGTCTTTCCTCTATTTCCTTCGTGATTATGGGGTCAGATTGAACATGATGCGGACCATACCGTAGTGCCCTGCTTCGAGCTCTGCGATCACATCCGCGATAGAACCAGCTCCACCCTGCGCTTGCAGGATCCGCTGAATGAAGTCGAAGAGACGTCTGGTCGTACCGCCGGTATTGGTACCGGGCACGTTCAGGCCAGGGAAGCCATCGACAAAGGCATTCAGAGATGGGAAGGTCTGGTTCGTCCAGCTGATGATCTTACCGAACGTCGCCGGGTAGGTCGAAGAGTCGGCGGTCAGGATCAGCTTACCGTTACCGTCTACGCGGAGCTTGGCTTCAGGCTGCATCAGAGCGGTATCGGTTACAAGAACGAACTGGTGTCTCCAGTATACAGCTTTGTAACCAGCGTCCCCGCCCGATGGCTGTTTGCTTGGAGCATTGATTCTTGTAGAATCAGCTACCACATAAGGCACGTTCAGAACACCGTAACGGCAGACCGAATAAGCCTGCGTGCTGAGCGCATAGCTCATGTTCGTCCCGGCGGTTTCGCGCATCGTCTGATGAACAATGGCCCCAATCGGTAACATGCTGGCCGCTCTCTGGAGCGCCACAGTCACGTTAATGTCTCCAGATGCGGCTACTGCGCCACTCGAGAGCATGCGCTTGATGTCCACATCGGAAGCACTGACATAGTCATTGATGGCTGCGTTTGAAGCGTTTGCCGGCATGATGACTCCGTCCAGAGTCCGATCGTAGCCGTAGATGCCGCGGACAGAATCCTTGATGGTACCGGAGAAGCCCGTGCCCATGTTCTGGAAGCCGGAGCTATCGATACCAGCTGCGGAAGCGAAGTTCCCTGCACCGTCGACCAAGTTCGCAGCTGCGATGATCGTTCCGTGTGGGAATACATAGCCTTCCTGATCGTTCAGCGAGGCAAAGAGTGCCGGCAGGAATCGATGCGGACGATAAGCGCCGTATTCGAGCCAGTTCTGCTCGACAACTGTTTCCATACCGTCGAGGAACGTATATCGGGAGGGTAGCTCCTTGAGCATTTCATCTTGAAATGACTCACCGTTAAGGTCTAGCATGTCATAGTTCACGTTCTATTACCTCTCTTTGTTCTCTAAATGAATGCGTCTTTTAGCGTGTGCCCATCGTGGCAAAAGATCTTCCGCCACGAGAAGGATAGCCGGGCTTTACATCGGTAGTTGTAGTAGTGGTCTTCTTCAGTTCACCGATGGTCTTCTCATGCTCTGCGATCTTCGCATCTTTTGCTGCGAGTTCCTGCTTGAGGGCTTCAACACTGTCTTTGGCGGCTTCGCCCGCTGCTTCTGGCTTCTTATCTCCTGCTGGAGGGGTAGTTGTATCTGCAGGTTTCAGAGCCCCGAGAGCGGTCTTGATCTCACCGATAGAATCGCTGAGTGGCTTCAGAGTTTCTTGGACAATAGCCGTTACAGCTGTTTTATCCAGAGGCTTATCTGCAACAGCCGGTGCCGGAGCAGATGCGGGTGGAGTTACAGAATCCCTGGCCTTCAAAGTATTAACCGCGTCACTCATAGCCTTCGTGTTCTCAGACACGTTGGTATTGAGCACGCCGATGATGCCTTTGAGTTCTTGTATCGCCTGAATTGCTTCCTTATCCATCTCGATCTCCTCTTGGTTGCGTTCCATACTGTTACGATCTACAGATACTGTACCTGTGCCATAGCCCACGGGGACAGAAATATAGCTGAGACGGTCGGTCCCATCCATATCGAGATCGTAATAAGATGACATGTCGTTCATCGCGACCGAGTCGCCATTGACCTTTGCGAAGCTCATGAGGTAGGCTAGAACATCGGCGGGCGAGTTCACTACTGAGCTCTCAAGAAACTCTTTCACATAGCAATCGAGGTAACACTGCTTATCGTTGTAGATGCGGCCTATGACGTGGCGACATGGGTCGGTAGGATCATCGCCTTCATCGGCATTCTTCTTCGGCACAAACCCGTAGCCCTTCTGTCGATACATGATGTAGTCAAAGCCACAGGTGGAGCACTTGGCGGATGCGAACTTGAAGGAGGACGAGACGGACATGTGGGTGCCGTCTTCGATCTTCTGCGCATCAGCGCCTTCCGGTACGAAGATCCCCGTCTTGATCAGACCGGTAGCGGTCTGGCCATCGCCCATTTTGAACGAACCCGGGACAAAGGCAGCTGAGTAGATGCGGCCGATTGCATCCTCGTAGTCGTTGTGCTGTCTGAGGAACGGCTTGGGTAGTGGAGAATAGAACGTGGAGTAGTTCTGCGCAAAGGACGCACTGTCGTAATTGCGGTTGTTACCGTTTACGAAGCCGGAGTGAGTCGAATCCACCACTGCAATGATGCCCTTCTTGTCGCCAATGGTCTTATGGACATTGTCGGCTATGGTCTTTTCGAGGGCGTCGTGTTCTTTCTTCTTGGTGGCTTTGCGACCGATGATAGTTGGAACTAAATTCATCGTCTACACAACGATGTTAGTTTTCCATTCGTTCAAAGTACCCGTGGCTAATCTTTCTTCGTGCCGCCCTGGGTTTTGGACCCGTGCTGGTTAGTAGCGGTCTGCTGGGACTTCACCTTGGCGGCGGCGTTAGCAGCGGCAGCTATCTCACCCATGTCCGCCTGAATCTCGAAGTAATACTTCTTGGCCCACTTCTCGTCGATGTGTTCACCAATCATGGATCGGTATTCCCCATGGTTTATAGCCCCGCCCTGGAAGAGCATGATGGCGTGCTGCTGATTGGCCCGCAGCTGGTTTTGATCCGGATCGGCGAACACTACCTTCACCGGCGCTGACGCGTTAGCTTCGTCCAGCCCCGCCCCGCGGATGTTCCGATTCCAGACCTGGGTCACCAGTTCGTTCAGGCCTTCGGCTATGGTTTGTCCCATATCACTGAGCATCCCGAAGACGGACTTCTCAACAGTCCCCGAGGTCTGTCTACCCACCCCGGACCCTTCTCCGGTAAACAGGTCTGGCATCCCAGCACCTTTCTCGATCCTCTGAACAAAGAGCTTGTGATAAGAGACCAGATCCGGAAACGCCCCTTGGACGCCTTTCAGATCGACCTTTACCTTATCGGAGGTTACGAGCATTCCGTTGCCCTCCATGTCCTTGATATTGTCCTTCAGAGCCCGAACCTCGTTCTGGATATCGCTCTTGTCCATGTTCTCGCGATTGATGGTAGCGTGCATGAACGGGTGGCCGTACTGGAACGAGTTCAGATTGATGTCGTCCTCGATACTCCGCAGAGTCAGGATGTCTTCCAGCACCGGGTAAACAGGAGGTATAGAGATCACCGCCTGATGAAGTTTCAAATAGGCGATATGGATCATCTCCTCCGGAGTATATTTACTGTCCCGGATCCCGGAAGCCACCGAGATGATCCGCGGGATGAAACTGAAATAGCGCGCCAGTTGCATCTGCACGCGGTACGGGTTTGCATTCCGGATTTGCTTTTCAATATCCCCCCGCTTCCGAATGGCATCGCGTTTCACCCAGAAGTAAAGCCAGCCGGTGGCCCGGTCGACGATGGCGGACATTGTCAGAGGGTCAAAGAACTCCAGCCCGTATATCTTGGTATTCGTGTCGGTAGTACTGTCGGGATGTATGAAGACGTTCCCGTACTTGGCGAAGTCGTGAGAAGTGCGCCGGCAGAGCCCACGCCAGGTCATCCGAGAGCGGCGGAGTACCAGATCCATCTCAGTCTGAATCTTCTTTAGATCTCCCTTGTCATCTGCCTTGATCTCAAAGCCGGAGGACATGATCATCTCCATCATCTTGTTCACGATGCGGTAGATGAGCCCTTCGTTCTCCCAGTATTTCTCTATCTTATAGAGATAGAAGTCCGCCGAGGTCTGGAGCATCCGGTCGGCTTTGCGGGCCGGAAGGTTAACAGTCAGCCCGACCTGGAAATAGTCACTGAAGACGCTTTCTGGATTTGCAATCTCGATCCGGGAGACCGGTGGCTGGTCGGGAGATAATAGCGGTAGCGTTACGCCCGCGCCGTCGCTTGCAGTTAGAGAACTCTCCGAGCCGCGTCTGAAAGTCTTAGTTACTATATCGCCCCAGAATGATCGGATGCCCATCAGGCGGTCCTGCCTTTAAAGATATTGAATATGCCGTCGTCGATGGCAAAGAGATCCACATACACCTGCGAGACTGTCGTACCCGTGAATTCCTCTATCCGCTGAACGAACTCTTCATATCCTACTAGGCGGCGGGACTGGGTACTATCCGAGAAAAGTGACAGTGGAGTCGTACTCCGGAGGAGGCGGACTGTGTTGTGGTTCAGAATGGAGTTCGTGAAGTCACTGAAGACGTCCTCGGAGGATTTGACGTCGGGGTCTATGTTCAGAGGGTCCTGGCCGTCGAGCGTCTTGGACCAGCTATCAAGCTCGGCTGGAGTTACGTTGGCCCTGTCGAGTATGGAAAAGACGTGCTCGGCATCGCTGTATTGTTCCTGTAAAGCCTGCCCGACGATCGATTTCATATAATCGTTCGGGTCGTAACAGTCCCCGATCCCCAGAAGCAAATCGATCAGCATCCCGAGCAGGTTGCTGAGGAGATCCAGTACCTTCATCCGCATGCCACCGATACGAATATTGGCCAGCAGAGTCATGTTCTGGAAGTTATTCTTAAAGAGTTCAAGTGCCAGCTGATTCAATTTCAGCTTCAGCCATTCGATTCCACACTTCAGAATAGAGAAGAAGTCAAAGGCATAGAAACAGTTGGACTGAATCATAGCATTGATCTCGGGATTCAGGAGAACTTCATCGATCGCCTTCTCGATCGGTTCAGTAGCAATATCCATCACGATCTTTGTTATGGAACTGACGGTGGTACGCACTTGCTCCATAAGATCTTTGAGCGGCAGTTCGATACCCTGGAACTGGATCCCTACCTGTAAAGACAGGCGTGCAGCGTCGATGATCTGTTTGAGAAACGCCAGTTGAATCTTCAGAGCGGCTACATCCTTTCTGTCCTGGAACTTGTTGGCGTACTTGAAGAAGTTACTGATATCATCTGTCGGGCAGATCGCCTTTCCACGGGCCACGTTCCCCACGAGTACTATCAGATACACCACACAGCAAAACTCTTTGGAACTGAAGAACTTGGTCATGGAATTCACAGAAGATACATAGCGATCCATCTCGCTGACAGTTTCCTCCATCGTGCCTACTACCTGTTGCATAAACGCACCGGCCTGCGCACCTGCGGAACCCAGCAGGTCTCCCGCTGCGTTGTTTAGATTATCAAAGATCTCTCCGCCCCCGATCGTAAGAGTTTCCTTTGGCACGTCCGAGGCGTTGATAGTATTGTCCGTATTCAGTTTGCTGAAGAACTCTTTGGGATTATAGACGCTGTTGGCCAGACTGAACGCGCCCTGCCCGCCGAACTTGAAACTCGCGGACTCTTCGATGCAACGTTTGGTAGCCGGGTTCACAAGATCAGGATCCTCTTTGAGGAAGTCTTTCACGTTCTGGAGATTGCTATCCATATGATCGGTGCGCTTGAGGACCGCCACGAGGTTCTGCAGGTTTTGCGCCTGAGTAGGGCCGGGCTTCTGTGAAGATGCATTCTTCTGTACTACGTATTGCACCAGTTGTTGAGCCTGCTCCCTGTGGATCAGGCTATTGTTCACTGGCTTCCCCGGGGCTATACAGGGAGGCCCCTGGTATGGATTCCCGGGTTCGTCATGCATCATACCCGCCAGCGCCTGTGTGATACAACTGAACCAGGAATCGACCGCGTTCTGAAGCTGATCCCCTGCTAGCCCCAATACCTGGTTCTGGATATCTGCGGCGGACTGGTTTGCCTTTTTGATAGAAGCACTGGCCGCTATCTGAGACTGCAGAGTCTGGTTCTGCTGGGACTGCTTCAGCGC